TTAGTTTAGTATTCGGTTCCTTTCTAACCGTATTGTTTCTTGTAGTGGGACTAATTGGAGGTTGGGTTGCAAGAGAGTATATGATGAACTATCGGGAAATTCCAAGACCTCACCCCGAAATGTTTGATAATCAGGGTAACCTGATACCAGATGAGGTTATTGCATTTAATTTTGAAAACTATCATGACTACGAAATCGACGACGAAGACGACGAATAAGACATCAGCAACAAGAACTAAAAAAAGTTCTACGAATATTGAACTTCCATCAAATCCATTTGTATTTGAGATTTTAGAATTAACTTCTAAGCAGAGAAGTAATGCTAAAAAGGTGGAGGTACTTCAAAAGTATCGCCATCCTTGTCTTGTTGCAATTTTCCTATGGAACTATGATGAAACATTAATTTCTGCACTTCCTGCAGGTGATGTTCCATATGCAAGTAATGGTGAGCAAAATTCTTTTAGTGGAACGCTAAGTGAAAAAATTGGTGATGCTGTAACCAAAATGGAAGAACTTAATAGTAAATCATTAGGTTCTCAGGACCAAGGCAGATCTTCTATCCGCAAAGAATATAATAAATTTTATAATTTTGTTAAAGGTGGAAATGATGGATTAAGTTCTCTCCGCAGGGAAACAATGTTTATTAATCTTTTACAAGGTTTGCATCCCTTGGAAGCTGAAATTGTGTGCTTAGTTAAGGATAAAAAATTGGAAGAGAAATATAAAATTTCAAGAAAAAATATTTCTGACGCATATCCAGATCTTGTATGGCGAGATGGTAAGTAAACATGAAAAATTATGTTGAAACTATTGAGGAAAAAAAAGATGTTGAAGAGGTTGTGTACATGGATTCATGGACATCAATAGAAAAGGAAACTTCAAAATCCAAATATGGGTGTGAAATACTCATAGAAAATGGATCTTGGAACCAGGTGTGTACTAAAGATGCTCCAAATGATGCAAGAATAGTTACCTATGAAGTTGACGGAGAGATTAGATATGATCTAACACGATCTTCTAAGCAGGTAAATATTTTTGATATGTATTGGGATAAGTTTCGTGAAGGTTTAAAAAAAATTGAGTATGGATATGGTAGAATCAGTCCTAAACTCTGGGGATACAAAGCACCAGATTCCAAAAAGAGAAAGTGATTTCCCATATCGTCGGGAAAAAACCCGGCAAATTTTTTGCTCTGTGGGGTTTTTGTAACATAAGTTACAAAACTACTTGACTATATACTTTATCGGGGGTATACTACCCTTACGTTCATCCTATGTTATCACTTGCTTTAATCTTCTTTAGTCATGTCCCTCCTGAGATGCATCTTAGGTGTGAAGACTATGAATGGTTGAAGGAAGGATTGGAAGAGACAACTCTTTTCACTCCCTTTGAAAAATCTGATCTTCTCATCCACTGGATGGAACATACAGACCCTCAATGCTTTGATAACTAGGACGCAAGTAGGACGACGCGGAACGGATCGTTCATTCGCTATTCGCAAATAGCGAACGCAAACGCCGCCCGAAGGAACGGGATTTAACCATCTCATTTCTTTGGAGTAAAACCATGTCTGAAGTTACTTATCGTGGCAACAAGTACGATACCGAACAACACAATGCTGAGGTTCTTGCCGAAGCAAAGCGTGTTCGTGAACAGGAGAACTTCTCTCTCATGTATCGTGGCATCAAAGTATCCCGTACTTTGGTAAAGTAAAATGATCGGAGCACTGGTAGGATCATTCACTGCCTTTTCCGCCGCATTTTTTCTTATAATCTATGCAGAGGTCAAGTTGCTAAGTAAATAAGATTCAGAGGGTTCTTGACGAACCCTCTTTTTTTGTGTAAAATGGATAGAGAGAAATCTATTCTATGGACAAAGAAAAACTAAAACTGATTGTCCGTAATCTTGAACTTTTGGTTGATTCTCTGAAAGCAGAAATTTATTCTGATACTCAAAGTTATCTGCAAACCAAAGAAGAATATTCTATTCATGATTACGACGAAATCTTTGATGATGATGATGGATACCCAGACTGATGACTAGTAGATCTAAAAGACTTATCAAGTTGCTTGAGCGTTTAATCAAGCAAGATCATCTCTATACTGAAGAAAAAATTATAGAGATGAAAGCACAACTCAGAGAGTTGAAAGAGCAACTCGCAGAAATCGAAAAGAAAACATCGAAAGGATTTGGTAAATGAACGTAAAATTGATTAGTGTAACTCCGGATGCGGAAAAGACCATGGCATATGTTGCCAGAGTGTCTAATCCAAATAATCAGGAAAATCCTAACTATGCCAAGTTACTTGGTTATTGTATCAAACATAATCATTGGAGTGTGTTTGAACAGAGTTTTATGACTCTGGAAATTGAAACTACCAGAGGTCTGGCAGCTCAAATTCTTCGACATCGCTCATTTACATACCAAGAATTTTCGCAACGCTATGCTGATTCTTCTCTGTTAGGTGATACAATTCCTTTACCAGAACTTCGTCTTCAAGACCATAAGAATCGTCAGAATTCTATCGACGATATTGATCCGTTTCTTAAGCAGAAGTATGAGATCCTGATGCAGCATCACTTCAAAGCAAGTATGGATCTATACCAGCAGATGCTTGAGGATGATATTGCAAAGGAGTGTGCCCGTTTCATTCTTCCCCTGGCAACTCCCACACGAATTTATATGTCAGGTTCATGTCGTTCATGGATCCACTACATTCAACTGCGCTCTGCCAATGGCACCCAGAAGGAGCACATGGAGATCGCAGAGGCATGTAAGAAGATCTTTTCAGAGCAGTTCCCCACAGTGGCAGAAGCACTGGAGTGGGTCTAAATAAGACATATTATAAGAGGTGAAATTTTGGCAACATACCCCGTAGTGAATAAAAACACTGGTGAGCAAAAAGAAGTTGTGATGAGTATTCACGACTGGGACCAGTGGTTAAGTGATAATCCAGACTGGACACGAGATTGGTCTGATCCTTCTACTGCACCGATGGCAACAGACGTTGGTGAGTGGAGAGACAAACTGGTTGCAAAAAATCCTGGATGGAACGATGTTCTGGCAAAGGCATCTAAAATGCCCGGATCACAAGTAAAAAAAATCTAAGCAACTTATGGCAAGAAAGAGAAGGAACAATGATCTCCAACCCATTGGAGTTGGATTGACGACTAAACAAATGAAGAGGAAAAAACCTGTAAGCACAGATTATTTAATTGATATTGAACCACTTACTGATAATCAAAAAAGATTATTTGATTCATATGGTAGTGATAAACATTTAGTTGCATATGGATGTGCAGGAACAGGTAAGACTTTCATTACTTTATATAATGCTTTATGCGATGTATTGGATGAAAGAAGTCCATATGAAAAAGTTTATCTCGTTCGTTCATTAGTTTCTACCAGAGAAATTGGATTTCTTCCTGGAGATCATGATGACAAATCAGCACTTTACCAGATTCCATATAAGAACATGGTAAAGTACATGTTTCAAATGCCCTCTGATGCGGACTTTGAGATGTTGTATGGCAATCTTAAAGCACAGGAGACGATTAAATTCTGGTCTACTTCCTTCCTTCGTGGAACTACGCTAGACAATGCAGTTATTATTGTAGATGAATTTCAAAACTTGAATTTTCATGAACTTGATAGTATAATTACAAGAGTTGGTGAGAACAGTAGAATTTGTTTCTGTGGTGATGCTACTCAATCAGATCTTACTAAAACCAATGAAAGAAATGGTATTGTGGATTTTATGAGAATTCTAAGGTCAATGCCATCCTTTGATGTTATTGAATTTGGTGTAGAAGATATTGTCCGTTCTGGACTTGTCAAAGAATACATCGTTGCAAAAATGGAAGCAGGTATGTAATGTTTAATCATGTTGATATTGACCTCCCAGATCTTCAAAGGGAGACTATTGATGGTGTAAGATATTATAAAATTCCAACAGAAGAAGAACTTCTCCGACTGGTTTCCATCACTTCGGTAACCAGTCATTTTAATAAGGAGATCTTTGTCAAATGGAGGAAGAAAGTTGGTGATGAAGAAGCAGACCGTATCACAAAGGCGGCAACAAGTCGTGGTACGGACATGCATACACTAGTAGAACATCATCTAAAAAATGAAAGTTTACCAAAAGTTCAACCTATCTCAGATTTTCTATTTAAAATTTCTAAGGATAAATTGAATCTTATAAATAATATTCATGCTTTAGAAAGATCCCTATATAGTAGGGTATTGGGAATTGCAGGAACAGTTGATTGTATTGCCGAATACGATGGCGAACTAGCAATAATCGATTTTAAGACTTCTAAAAAACCAAAACCAAAGGATTGGATCGAACATTATTTTGTGCAGTGTGCTGCATATGCATGTATGCTCTATGAAATGACTGATATCTCAGTTAAAAAATTTGTAATTATTATGGCTTGCGAAAACGGAGAATGTGTCGTCTATGAAGAATATGACAAATCAAAGTACATCAAACTGCTCAGCAAATACATTAGAAAATTTGTTGCAGATAAACTGGAATACTATGAAAGTAAATAACGAACTAGAAAAAGCAATAGAAAATAAGTTTTTAACTCCCTCTAAGTTTGCATTAGAAATTGAGAAACTTGTTGCCGAAGAAAATTTAAATTATATTGACGCTATTTGTCAATATTGTGAGGTAAACAACATTGAAGTAGAAACTGTTGCAAAACTTATTTCTAAACCCCTGAAGGAACGACTAAAGTGGGATGCAACTCGTCTCAACTTTATGAAGAGAACTTCGAGAGCGAAATTGCCTTTATGATCGTGACACCCTTTGAAACTTATCAACATTATTTGTCACTAAAAAATCATTTCACAAATCCAAAATACGATTTCTTCAAATATGGTGCGAAGACCCGTGCCAGTATGACTTCTTTCAATAAAAGAAAGGACAAATACTGGTTCGAGAAGACAAGTCGTAAGTATTCTGATAAAGAAGTCGTAGATTTTTTAGTATCCAATTTCACTGCCACCGATAACCCGCAAAACTTATGGATTGGAGAAATTATCAATTCTGGCGAAAGAAACTACTCAGACTGGATGAAACGACAGCAGAGTTTGACTTACTTGTTCAAAGAACAAAGCAACGAATTGTTCTTGGAGAACGAATTAGAGAGTGTTTTCGACTGTTCGAAAGGTCATCCACCCGTTCTAAAAATGTTCCTGGGCGGGAAAATTTCCCTAGAAACCCTGGTGATATATGATAAAATATTCCTGTTCGGGAATACTTTCGATAAGAAACTTTTGGACCCAGTGTGGGAATCCGTAAGTTTAAAATTAAAAAAGTATTCCCCGTTCATAAATATTGATGTGTTCAATTATCGTAAGATTTTGCGGTCTATAATCAATGAGTGACTTTTTCAAATCTGATATTATCCAAGACGAACTGACTGAAATCAATAATCTTCAGGAAGAAATCTATGGCAGTATCCTGACCTTTGGTGGAATGGATGCTGAGACCAAAAGAGAACACGTCGAAAAGTTGCAGACCTTGCTAGAAAAGCAAATGATCATGTATACTAGATTGTCTCTTTCAGATGACCCACAAGCGGTTGAGATGAAAGAGAACCTACGCAAATCAGTGGTACTGATGGGTTTCCCACCAGACACTGATATGTCAATTTTATTCGACAGTATGAGAGAAACAATCGAATCCCTCAAGCAATATCTTGACGATTGAGGGCATCTTTGCTATACTATCCGAGTAAATCCCCCGAATCCAAATTAATCCGAGGTAATCCAAATGTCTTTCGCAGACCTTAAAAAGCAATCCAAACTAGGTTCTCTCACCGAAAAACTGGTGAAAGAAGTTGAAAAAATGAATAATTCTAGTGGTTCTGTTGATGAACGTCAATGGAAACTAGAGTGTGACAAAGGTGGAAACGGTTATGCCGTAATTCGCTTTCTTCCTGCACCAGAAGGAGAAGACCTTCCTTTTGCTAAGATCTATTCCCATGCGTTCCAAGGCCCAGGTGGTTGGTTGATTGACAACTGCCTCACTAGTCTTAATCAGAAGTGCCCAATTTGCGAGCACAATTCCAGTCTATGGAACAACGGCACCGATGCTGGTAAAGAGCAAGCACGTAAGCAGAAGCGTAAACTGACTTATGTTGCTAACATCTATGTGGTCAAGGATCCTGCAAATCCTGCCAATGAAGGTAAAGTCTTCCTGTATAAGTTTGGCAAGAAGATCTTCGACAAACTCACTGCTGCCATGCAACCCGAGTTTGAAGATGAGGAAGCAATCGATCCCTTTGACTTCTGGGGTGGTGCTAACTTCAAACTGAAAGCAAAGAACGTCGCTGGTTATCGTAACTACGACTCTTCTGAGTTCGCACGTCCTTCTGCTCTTTTGGATGACGATGATGCCATGGAAGCAATCTGGAAGAAGCAGTATTCTCTAGAAGAGTTTCTTTCTCCTTCAGAGTTTAAGGGTTATGATGAACTGAAGAAGCGTCTTGATTACACCCTGGGTCTCAAAGGTACTCCTCGTCTCCAAGATCCAGATGAAGGAGAAGAGGAAGAGCACACCCGTGGTTCTACCCGTGAACTCACCGAAGATCTCCGTGATGAACTGTCTTCTCTGAAACCCACTCGCACCGTTGCCTCCTCTAATGAAGATGAGGATGATGCAATGTCATATTTCGCCCGCCTTGCCGAAGAGTGAAGTCTGATTACACAATAGACCGTGTAAGCAAATCTGAAGCCGCAGAGTTACTTCTGCGGTTTCATTATCTTAAGGATATTTCAAAAGGTTTCAAATCTGGTTATAATTACGGTTTATACAAGAAAAATGATTTTTCACCTCTAAATATTGGAGGCATTCAGGGAGTCTGTATCTTTACTGGACTCCCTGTTCCAGAAATTGCAAAAGGCGCATTTGGACTAGAACGTAATGAGCAACAAGGACTCTTCGAACTCTCAAGACTCTGCATCCACCCCGATACTCAGCAGGGAGAGTATAATATCACTTCTTGGTTCGTTTCAAAGGCGATTAAGAGACTTAGAAAAGATACAGAAGTCAAAGCAATCATCTCATACGCTGATAGCGAGTATCATAGTGGCACAATCTATCGGGCTTGCAACTTTAGGTATTGTGGTCTATCAGAACCAAAGAAAGATTTCTACTTTTCAGATGGCACCAAGCATTCCCGAGGTTCTGTTAAAGGGTGCGATGGAGAATGGAAAGATCGTTCCCGTAAACATAGGTATGTGATGGTGTTTGATAAATCTCTAAATCTCTTATGGTGATGTGTTGTAAGTATTTTCAGTTCTAATTGTTTTTTGATCGATGTATTGAGAAGATTCACTATAAAATAACTCTTTTCTCATATCTTTTAGTATCTGTTGTAAGTATGCTGGTTTTAGAATATAAATTAAAGACTTATTGTTATTTCTAATTGTTTCATACTCATAGTTACTAATTCCAATTACTGGATTTATAGTTTGGTCTCTTTTATCTGGATTTGGAATTGTAAAATTTGAGTTTACTTCTAAACCAGAATTAAGAATTAACCTTCCATTAGCATCTTTTACTTCAGTAGTTTCATAATGATGAATTGCATTTAAATTATTTCCATAAAGATTTTCGCAGTACTCATACAATTCTCTATTTGATAATGGCCATTGATCTCTTATATTTGTTATTCCTGAGGTTATGATAACAACCCAATCATAGTTAACACTTCCATATACTTCTTCTGCTATTGTTTCTGGTCTTGCACCGTCAACAATTTCATACTTATCAAATAATGTAAACACATTTTGAAGATCATCTCTAATTTTAGCTCTTCTAAAAAAGTTTTTTACAAGAATATAATCTTGAGATGATTGCTTATCTGCTAAAAATGATTGATATTCTAAATTTGGAAGTTCTCTAAAATAAGACATTAGTATCCAACTCCTCCTGTTACTTCTGGACTATCATAATCAGTGGAATATATTGGAGACAGTTCTTGGAACTGCAAGTTCATAGTCATATGTATTGGTGTACCGTCATGATATGATGAATATTGACCAGAACCAGTATAGTCAACACTCATATTTGTCAGAGCACATAATTTAAATTTGTTTAGGAATGGATGATCTTTACTTCCACGCATATATCTTAATTTAAATACTTTTGGTGCAGTAACAAAAAATTCTGATACAGATTTACCTGGAAGCATACTTTTCTTCAAGGTTCTTATGATGTTTTTTATACTTGTACTTTCAGTAGCATTTCTGGGCATAAGATCAAATGTGAAGTTGAATCCAGATCTTAATAAAACACCATTGAACAGTAACTCAACGTTTGGATTTACAACTTGTCCTGTTGCTCTTGATACTAAATCGTTTATATTTCCCTCTTTTCCTGCAAGAGCATTTACTGCTAATCCTGAAGCTGCTGCAGATGCTGCTTGTTGTCCAGATCCATCCTTTATTTCGCCTGTTAATGAGTTAAAAACATTCTTTGCATTATCATATGCTGCACCCATACCACCACTAATAAGTTCATTTGCAGTTGCATATCCAGCTGCCATAAGAGAATTTACAGTATCATCCCCCCAACTAGCACCGTGACCATCACTAATTGCTTTGGGTAGAGGTAAAATTATAGCACTTTGAGATAACAATAGTCCTCCAGCAGATGAGTCATCTCCAGATGTAAGAGATAGAATATTTTCTCCAGCAAATTTTAGACCAGGAGCTTTATACTCCTGAATGTTTATCATAAGATAGTCATCAAGTCTACTTATAGGTTTTTCTGGATACCTGTATAACTCTAATGCCATTTATTTTTTTAATTATTTATGGACTATTTTGAACAAATAGAGCATAATTTACACCTCGCAATGTGTTAAATTCTGATACTGTCATTTCAAAATATCCACTTCTAACTTCTGGTGTGGTATATTGCCTAAATGGACTTTGACCACCCCTAAGTTGCCAATGATAATTAAATCCCATAAATCCATTTCCAACTGGTTCAGATGCCATTATCAATGGGTGGCGATCATATATTAAACCAGGAGTCTTTGCGCTGTATATGTATGTATAATAATTTCCAACACTGGGGAAATCAACTTCAGTATCGCTAAGAGCCTTCATAATTGCTCTCATCAATTCAGATGGATTTTCAATACCAATTAAATCTCTTCTTATTGATAAAATTCTATTTTCATCCTCAAATATTGCATCATCAAATCTTCTATCAGGATTTGATTTCTGATAATCGGCATCATATTTAATTTCATGAATAAGTTGTGCCTTATTTAATCTGCTGTAGTTTGTACTTGTATTTCCAGATTCAGTTTTAAATGTAATATAATATGATCTAGCAATGTCCTGTAGTTCTGCTACAGTATATTCTTCTAAACTACCTCTCTCATGTCCTGTGAGTGCCATTACTTAATACCCAGTTCGTCTTCGGTGATTATTTTAAATTTCCATTGACGATCTTCACAGAATTCTTGAGCAACTTTCCATTTTGCTTGATTTCTCACCCATTCAGTCACTTCATAGATGTAACCTTTAGTTTTTTTCTTTTGGACCTTTGGTTCAATCGTTTGTTTTTTTGGTTTAACTTCAATAATATACTTTTGTATTCTTCCATCATTCTCGCGGACTTTGATATAAAAATCTGGAAAATATCTATGGATTTTATTATCTAGTGGTGAACGATATGGGAGAGCAATTTCTTCACTTCCCCACTCAAGAATGTTTTCGTTTGTATCACAATATTTCATAAAACGGCGCTCCCACAAAGATCTATAAACAATATTTGTGGGATCGCCTTTATACTTTTGGGGATACGATGGTTGATATTTTCCTCTATATGCCATCTAAATAATTATAATAAAAAAGAGTAGTCATAGGTATTTAGAGTGCCATTCCCAATACAACCAAGCACAGCGAAAAGATTATTTGGAAATTTAGCACAATCTTCTCACTATGAAGTTAGATTTCAAATACCAAGTAGAGTAGTTTCATACTTGGCACGCCGTGGAGTGTCTCCATTTTACTGCACTAGTGATTTTGGTTTATTGTGCACATCTACAATACTACCAACGTCTGCATTTGCAACTTCTGAAGTAACTCCATATGTTGGCATTCGCGAAAAAATTGCCCACACTAGAATGTATAATAATATTGTAATGGAGTTTTATGTTGATAGTAGATATGATACAATTAAAGTTTTAGAACACTGGATGGATTTTATTTCTAGTGGATCTGATAATGAGACTAATAAAATTAGAAGTGATTATTACATACGGATGCAATATCCAGATGATTATAAATCCACTGAAACTAAAATTATAAAATTTGATAGAGATTATAGACGTGAAATTGAATATACATTTAAAGGTATGTTCCCACAATCTCTCACATCTATACCAGTTTCTTATGCTGGATCTGATGTTTTAAAAGTATCTGCTACATTTGAATATGATAGGTACATTGCTGGCAAAACAACTAGTCTGTCTCTTTTTAGAATGGAGAATGAAAATAAAGATCCTACAAATAGACCATCAAGAATACCAATGAATGCTGGACAATCCGGATTAACTGGAGTTGTTTATAGACCTGCTGATTTATCTCCAGCGGAAGCAATAGTTCAAGGTGAATTATACACCTCTTTAACTGGATCTCAAAAAGCAATCTAAATATTTTTACATATTATAAAATATTATGCCTTTACCAAAAGTATCTACGCCAACATATGAGTTGGAAATTCCTTCATTAAAAAAGAAAATTAAGTACAGACCATTTCTTGTCAAGGAAGAAAAAATACTAATCATTGCTATGGAAAGTGATGATCCTAAGCAAATTGCATCTGCTGTAAAGGATGTTATTGGAAATTGTATTCTGACAAGAGGAATTAAAGTTGATTCTCTTGCAACTTTTGATATTGAGTATCTGTTTTTAAATATTAGAGGTAAGTCTGTTGGTGAAACCGCAGATGTTTTAATTACATGTCCAGATGATGGAAAAACACAAGTTCCCATGAGTATTGATCTGGATGATATTAAAGTTGAAGTTAGTGATGATCACACTAGAGATATTAAGTTGGATGATGACTTAAGTGTGCGAATGAGGTATCCATCCATGAATGAATTTATTAAAAATAATTTTACAAATAAATCTGATATTACCGTAGATGATACATTCTCTGTAATTTCTTCATGTATTGAACAAATTTACAATGAAGAGGAATCTTGGTCTGCAAAAGATTGCACTAAAAAAGAACTTGTTGAGTTTATTGAATCCTTGAGTTCAAAGCAGTTTAAACAGATTGAAAAGTTTTTTGATACCATGCCAAAGTTGAGGCATGTAATTAAAGTATTAAATCCAAATACTGGTGTTGAAAATGAAATAGTAATGGAGGGTTTAACGTCTTTTTTCGCCTAGCGATGACACATGAAAATCTTGTGTCATATTATAAAATAAATTTTTCCTTGATTCAGCACCATAAATATTCATTGACGGATTTAGAAAATATGATTCCTTGGGAAAGGGAAATATATGTTTCTCTACTTCAACAATATATTGAAGAAGAAAATCTAAAGAACGGTAATGGCACCTAATAACCCTCTACTTTCAAGTTCACCACTAAATCAACAATCCAGACAAGGTATTGTTGGATCTGGTGGTGCAGGATTTCAGGGAGTAGGTGCATCGGCAGCAGGATTTGTAACTCCTCAATCAACTGTAAGTGCTGAAGATATCAAAACTCTGCAAGTAACTGAGCAGAATCAAGAAATTTTAAATGGAATTAATTTTGGTTTAAATGGAGTTAGGCAAGATATTAATTCTTTAAATAATGGTTTAGTTGAAATATCGACATTAATACAAAATGATGCCGCTAGTGAACAAAGATTCTTACTAAATGAACAGGAAAGAGAAAGAATATTATCTGAACAGGAAGTAAGAACTGGAAAAGAAAGTGTAATTGAGAAAAAGATTGATTCTGCATTTAGTTCAGCAGCTTCTAGGGTATCTACTAAAGTTAGAAGTTTATTTGATAGAGTCGGTCAGGCTATTCTTTATCTTTTTGGTGGTTGGATAGCAAATAAGTATGACGAATTACTAGAAGCAGAAGGTAAAGATAATGTAGATTTAGTCCAACAAATAAAATTGCAAATTGCTGAGGGATCTAAAAGTTTCCTTAATGCATTCATATTACTTGGTGGTGGATTTTCAAAAGTAGTTAGTAAAATTCTTAGTCTTGGTAAAAATATAGGGTCGTTTTTACTTAAAAAACCTTTTGAAGCTTTGTGGAACTTAGGATCATCAATTACTCGTAGATTTACTGGAAATAGGAGTTCCAACACTCCACCACCTTCTACACCAGGAGGACCAAAACCACAAGGTCCTAAATCTGGGGGACCTAAGATTTCAGGTGGATTTGGAACTGCTCTTTCTGCAGGTGCGGAAGCTTTAACTGGTAATTATGTAGAGGCAGGTCTTGGTGCAGCAGCATTTATTCCTGGTTGGACAGGAAGAATTGCTAAGACTGCTTTTTGGGGTGAACAAGTACTTGATATGTTTGGGATGGGATTTTTAGGAAATGAATCTGAAAAACCCAAAAAAGAATCAGAAGAACCTGCCATGATGGCTAAACCTGATACTGCAGGTGGTGAAGTTAAAGTGGAAGCAAATCCCACTAAACCTGATACTGCAGGTGGTGAAGTTAAAGTGGAAGCAAATCCCACTAAACCTGATACTACAGGTGGTGAAGTTAAAGTGGAAGCAAATCCCGCTAAACCTGATACTACAGGTGGTGAAGTTAAAGTGGAAGCAAATCCCGCCAAAGCAGATTTTAAAGAATTAAAGGAGGATGATAAAGAAGAACGTTCTAGTAGTACTTCCTCCACAATTAATACTAGTGCTTTATTTAATAAAGACGATTCTGAAAAAGGAAATATATTTGGATTTGATACAAAATCATTATTTTCTTCATCGTCAAGTGATTCTTCACAATCGTCCACAGAAAAAGCATCAGTAGAACCTCAAGAAAAAGCACTTCCAAATGTAGGTGCATCTGAACAAAGTTCTCCAGAAATGAATACACAGGAAGATCCTGATTCATCTGATGCTGCACGATATATTGAGGCGGAAAAAAATATAAATGCTCCTCCAGTTGTTGCAAGTTCCGAAAATGTGCAAGCACCACCAAAAGAAGTAACTCCTTTACCAGAATTAAAAGAACCACCAGTTCAGGTAGTAAGTATGAATTCTGGTGGATCACAAAGTCCAATGCCAGTTAGTATTCCTGGATCTGATGAGTCAATAACAGATATTCCTTTGATTTCATCTTCAAATCCAGAAAACTTCTATACATTATATTCATTGCATTCTTACAATGTGGTAGTATAATATGGCAGAATTTCCAACAGTATCGGCATCAATTAGACAACAATCTAGTATTAGTAATATAAGATCTTCTATTGGGGGAATTAGTTCTTCTACATCTCAGGTAGAAACTACGATTGGATCAATTAAATCATCATTGCAAAATAAAACCAAAACTAGAGATGCAATTATAAAAAGAACTCAGTTTTTGAAATTTAGAAGAGATGAGCAAAAAATAAGGGGAGAAAAAGAAGCACAAATTGAAGCATCTGGGGTTAAATCTGGAGTACCAATTCCTGGTGCAAAAACAATTCAAAGTGTTGGAGGTAGTTTTTTAGACAGAATATTAAAATTTATAGGTTGGACTGCACTAGGATGGTTAGTTGAAAACTATCCTACTTGGGAAGCAATGGGTAGAGATTTTATAATTAGAGTAGATAAATTGAGAGATGCTTTACAAAGAATTCCTGGACAAATATTATCAATTTATAGAAGTTTTGGAAAAGTATTGACTGCATATAAAGATAATCTTTTTTCACTTGATTTATTTGATTCATCAAAAAGAGTTTATGAAGCAACTGAGGAATTGGGAGCGAATTGGGATGCACTGACACAATCGTTCCAAGATGCTACAGGAGCATTTACAGAACCGACAGGTGTTGATATTCCCTCAACTGATGAAACAGTAGAAGAAACTGAACAACGGATAAGTGAAGGTGGAACTCCTCAGTATACATCTGAGGGTGGAGAAAAAATAACTGATCCTGAAGGTGCAGATTATGGTGATTATATACCTGGTGCTGAGGGATCAAGAGGTAAGGCTCGTGTTCATGGTGCTGATGGAAGAACAAGAGGTCATACTGGTGAAGATTATGCAATGCCTATTGGAACACCATTAACACTATTAATGGGTGGTAAAGTGGTTGATGTTGAAACAAATGTCTCTAAAAGTGGTGGATATGGTAAATTTGTTGTAGTTCAATTAGAGAATGGTAATTATATAAAATTAGCACACTTAAATTCCGTAAATGTTAGAGTTGGAGAAGAGGTTGGTGCTGGAACTGGTCCAAATGGAACTGCAAAAGTTCTTGGATTTAGTGGAGATACTGGATTGTCAAGTGGTCCTCACTTACACTTAGATTACTCTACTGGTTATGATCCATCCAATGCCGCTGTATCTGGAACTATGAATCCAGCATCACTAATTAATAGTGGAGCTCTTGTAAAAGGAAAAGACGTAAAGAAAGTAAAGACTAGTCAACCTGCACCCCCACCACCACCAACATCACAACCACAACAAACAATGATGGGTCAACCAACACCAAAAGGTGGAAAATTATCGATGAAACAATTGGTTAATCTGGCAAGACAGGCTGGGTTTACTGAAGAAAATGCGATTATTGCTGCTGCAATTGCAATGGGAGAATCTGGAGGTAAGAGTGACTCACACAATACAAAATATCCAGATAATTCATATGGTCTTTGGCAAATTAATATGTTGGATGAACCTGGATATATGCTTGGTGAAGAGAGGAGGAAAAAATTTGGATTAAAATCAAACAAAGATTTGTTTGATCCACTAACTAATGCCAAAGCAGCATTTGCAATTTCTGGTGGATCTAAATTTGGAGCCTGGTCGGTTTTTTCGCAAGGAATATATAAAGATTATCTACCTGAAGCAAGAAAAGCAGCATCTTCTCCACAGATGACTTCAGCAAAAGCATCTTCCCAATCTTCAATGGATAGAAGTATTACTCCAGATAGAAGAGGTAAGACAGTCGTTGTTGATAGTGGGGGTGGTGGTGGAGCACCACAAATGCCCCAATCATCTGCAGGTAAATCCAAAGACAGTGGTGGAAGAGAACAAAACTTCCTATCTATGTTAAATAACTTTATGAAACAAAAACTAATGCTCGACCTAAGTTACCTATAATGGATGCAACTAAAAAATCGGAATATGATGAAATTATTTTAGAATCAAATGATCAAAGTCAATCTGTTGATATAAGTAAAGGGACCATTGCCTTTGAATACTTTGAAGATATTTTTTCTCCAGTAATTACTGCGAGAATTAAAGTTGTGAATACTGGAGATAGCATAGAAAAGGATGGTGTAAAACAATCAATTTACAATGGACTTCCATTAAGAGGTGGTGAAAGAGTTTCGATAAAGGTAAGAGCAAATACGACATCAAATATTGATTTAGATTTTTCCTCAAAGGTTGAAGATTACTTTTATGTTTCTTCTGTAAGTGATGTCATTTCTGAGCAGGACAAAGAATCTTTTACACTACAATTGGTATCAAGAGAAGCAATTGCAAATGAAACTTCTAGAGTAGTAAAAAAATATCCAACTTCATTGAGTATAGATGGTTCTGTGGAAAAGATATTAAAGGAGGTTTTACAGACTAAAAAAATAGGGACTATTGATAAAACATCTAATAAGTATGGTTTTATTGGAAACATGAGAAAACCATTCACAGTTTTGACTTGGTTAGCATCAAAAGGTGTTCCATTAACATCTGGAGATGGAACTGCTGGATTTTTATTTTATCAAACAAAATCTGGATTTCAATTTAGATCCATTGATGAATTGAATAAGCAGAAAGCAAAGGCCGTTTATACATATACAGAAAAAAATGAAACTTTTAGTCCTGATGGTAAAAAAGTGGATAATGATTTTAAGATTTTAAATTACTTCGTCGATAGAAATTCAGATCTGTTAGAAAAATTAAGACTTGGAACATATGCAACACAAAGAATGTATTTTAATCCATTAGATTTTTCTTTCACATCTCCGGAAAAAGGGTTATTTAAACACGGAGACTATGATAAAAAGACTGAAAATCTTGGAGACAGATTAAAATTGCCAAAAATTGGAGATGGATCTGATAAAACTTTAGGTGACATACCATCAAGAATGATCACTCAAGTTTTGGATATTGGGACTATGGACAAAGATGTATCCGTTGACGAGAATTCAGATCCTAAAAAATATCAATCTCAAGCATTAATGAGATATAACACATTAATGACACAAAGAATTAATATGATGATTCCACTAAACACTAATTTAAGTGCTGGTGATTTAGTGGAATGTAATTTTCCAAGAGCAAGTTCCTCAGACGAGCAAGAATTTGATAGGGAAACAAGTGGTCTATATATGATAAAAGAATTATGTCACCATTTTGATGTAAAAAATTCTTATACATCTTTAAAATTGGTAAGAGATAGTTACGGACAGAAAAAATGATAGACGACTCAATACTTAAAAGTAATTTTATTGGGAGAGATGGATTTAGATGGTGGATAGGTCAAATTCCTCCAGTAGAATCTGAGAAAGGTCAGGCAAATGGAAAGGGTTGGGGGAATAGAAAAAAAGTAAGAATATTGGGATATCATCCATATAGTACAGTAGAACTTCCCGATGAGGATCTTCCCTGGGCTCAGGTAATGATGCCAACAACCAGTGGAAGTGGTGCTGCAAATTATGCAGTTAATCCAAAACTTAGACAAGGTGATATTGTAGTAGGATTCTTTTTAGATGGGGATAGTGCTCAAGTTCCTGTTATTATGGGATGTTTTGGTAGAACTGATCAAGTTCCTAGTAAAGAATTTAAAGGTGCTTTTATACCATTTACTGGATATACTAATAGAGTTAAAAAACCGAATGGAACTTTATATGAATCTCAGTCAAGTGAAGGAAATTCTAAGGCACAAAAGTCTCCAAGAGCACTACCACCAGACACTGTTGATAAATTAAATTCTAAGAGTGAAAATAAAGATGAGAGGTATTTCTTTTCGGGAGTCGGGAAGCAAATATCTTTAGCAGACTCTGGAAATGATAATACCGCAAAAAATATTGGTGCAGAAGTTCATAATCTCATACAGAAAGTTAATGATCCAACCAATAAACTATTAAAAAAAGCTTCTGAAATCAGCAGATCCGTTGAAAAAATAATGGGAATTGCTGAAGGAATAGTTGGACAGTGTACTGATGTATTATATACTGGTCTAATAAAAATTCTTCAAGCTGGACTAAAAGCATTATATAAAGCAGTTTATGCTGCTGTTTTTGCGGCAACTGCAAATCCTGTTGCTGCACATCTTGCAGGCGTTGCCGCACAAAAAGCCATGGCAATTCCAGTATCCTTATTGCAAGGTTTTATTCCAAAAATACCAGGAATTGTTATCAATAATTTATTTGGAATTGTCGGGGGGATGTTGACTGATGTGGTTAATAATGTAACAAGACCATCTCCTTGTGTATCAACTCAATTTTCTGCTTCAGTCATAAAAGAAATTATTAATAAAATACAAAGTGGTCTTTCTGGTGTACTTGGTGGTGTTAGTAAGATATTGAGTGCAGGTTTTAGTGTGGTCAATTTCTTAACCAGTGGTGTTGCAGCATTACGTGGAATAAGTGGTTTATTTGACAAAAATCAAAATAAAAATAAGAGTGCAAATAATACAGATCTATGGGTTATTGGCGTTGGTGCTAAAAATACTGCAGATAAAGTTTTACAATTTAAGAATATATTGGACAGTATGAATAATGCATCTGCTTCTGCAAAAAATGCAAAAGATGCAGTCAAGGCGGGATATGATATTTTTACCTCCGCAACTAGTGATTTAAGAATTAGAAATCAACCTGGACGTTGTTATAGTGGACCCATTGTAGGATACACTAGTCCACCAAAAATTAAATTATTTGGTGGATCTGGAAAAAATGGAGATGGTGAAGTTATATTAGGAAACTTTGTCACCGCAAATGGAGAAACTACTGCGGGAATTATAGGTGTAAAAGTTAAGAATAATGGTAAAAATTACAAATATCCCCCATTTGTTCAAATTGAAGATGAATCTGAACAGGGATATGGTGCTGTAATAGGATGCAACATTGATGACAATGGAAGCATTGAAAATTTTTACATAATTTCACCTGGAGAAAATTATCCGATTGGAAATCCAAATATTAACACAGGGGAACAAGTATCAGAATCTAACCCATCAAATATTCCAAATTATGTTAGTGGCGTTGCAGTTCTAAAACCTGGATATGGATATGAACAAGGTGATACTGCATCTGATGATGTTGGTAATACCTATAGTTTAATTATTGAAGATGGGTCTATAATTGGAGCATCTGTTAATTCTACAACTCCAAAAAATGTCATATCCACTCCTGAAACAATAATAAATAATTATATTCCAGTTCAAGACCTTCTTGAAATCACAATACAATCAGACACTGGAGTTGGTGCAATTTTACAACCAATTTTAGACAAGTTGCCAAATGAAATTATAACTGGTAGGGAACAGACATTAAGAAGTACAAGTTTCGTAAAAGATTGTATAGAATAATATGGCAAAAGAAAAAAATTGGGAACGAAGGGATATCCTTAGTATAGGACCAAAAGTTAGAGTAGATACAAATAATCCACAAATTGGTGGTAATGGAAGTAATGTTTATGATTTTTATGCAGTAACTGATAATAATGATATTTGTTTAACTGGATTGACTGAAGGTGGAACTTACAGAGTTTGGTGTGATAAGACTATTGAATTTATTGGTGGAAATAAAGATGCTTCTGATGGGGTTGATATAGTTATTGCGGGTATGAGTGGCGATGTTACCATTACAGCAATGAGAAATGGTGCGGTTAAAATTAAAGGTAAAAATATAGTCATAGAAGCTGATGAAGATGTAGATATAAAGGCAGGAAGAAATATAAATCTTGATTCTAAACAAAGGGTATTATTAAAATCTAGTAGATGTGAAGCAAAAGGATTGCTAGGAAATTTAATTCCAGATCCACAACAATTTGGTATGAGAGTTTTCGAAGGAAGTTTTGTTGGACCAGATTTTCTGTCTGGAATAAGTGGTCTAATACCAGGTGTTCCAAATGTTTTAGGAACAGCAGCGGATATTGCTATGGGTGCTGCAAGTGGAGCCTTATCTGGTGGTGTTGGAAGTCTGATTGCAGGTGCTGCAGATGTTGCTTTAGATGCAGCAGGTATTCCAATTGATGTTGATGATGCGATACATGTAATGAAAAGTGCTTCAGACCTTAAAGAGTCTATTTCCAGTATTGTGACGGATAAGTAATATGGCAGAAACACCTCAGATACCAGATCCTGATAAATCAACAGTATTTGGAAAAGAAGCACATTTTAATGAAAAGGCAACTTTTTGGCAAGGAATTGTTGTATATGGTGATGCTATAGTAGGCGAAACTGGTGACAAACTTGGCACTGGAAGCGGTGGTGGTGGTCTTCAAGGTGCTGTAGGACCTTTAAGTAACTTCCAAGGAACTCAAGGTAGACAGGGATTACAAGGTCGTCAGGGAATGCAGGGTGTTGGATCCCAGGGTGTTCAGGGTGTTATTGGACCATTAAGTAACTTTCAAGGTACACAAGGTTTATCTGTTCAAGGATTGCAGGGTAATCAAGGTCTAAGTAACCAAGGTTCTCAAGGTACTCAAAGTTTTCAAGGTACACAAGGATTACAAGGTTTAAGTAATCAAGGTTCTCAAGGTACGCAAAGTTTCCAAGGTAATCAAGGTCTTCAAGGTAATCAAGGTCTTCAAGGTACTCAAGGTAATCAAGGTACGCAAAGTTTCCAAGGTCTTCAAGGTCTTCAGGGGCCAGTCAATGATTTCCAAGGAACCCAAGGACTCCAAGGTCTGCAAGGTAATCAGGGTAACCAAGGACTCCAAGGTCTGCAAGGTAATCAGGGTAACCAAGGACTCCAAGGACTCCAAGGTAACCAAGGTACTCAAGGTAACCAAGGTACTCAAAGTTTCCAAGGTACACAAGGACTCCAAGGACTCCAAGGATTGCAAGGTTTAAGTAACCAAGGTTCTCAAGGTACTCAAAGTTTCCAAGGACTTCAAGGACTACAGGGAGTAGGTTCACAAGGTAGTCAAGGTCCTCAGGGACTTCAAGGTCTTCAAGGTTTATCTGTTCAAGGTCTTCAAGGTAACCAAGGTCTGCAAGGTTTATCTGTTCAAGGTCTTCAAGGTAATCAAGGTACGCAAAGTTTCCAAGGTACACAGGGAACTCAAGGTAATCAAGGTAATCAAGGTTTAAGTAATCAAGGTGTACAGGGTAATCAAGGTCTGCAAGGTTTATCTGTTCAAGGTCTTCAAGGTAACCAAGGTCTTCAAGGTCTTCAAGGTGTAAAAGGCGCTGGAGCAGATCTACTAGTTGATGATAATAATGAATTAGGAACAAAGTTATTTGTTGGATTGTCAACAGTCACTGAAACTGTTAGTGGCATAGCATCAATAGCAATTGCTTCTGAGAAATTAGTATTTTTACCCGCCACTGGAAGTCTTGGTGTTGGAACTGCAGATCTTGCTAAAGTGGGACTTAATACAGTTACACTAACAGTAAGTGGAATTGCAACTGCAGATTCTTATTATGGTGATGGTGTAAATCTTGTTGGTATTGTTACTCAATTAGTCTCTGGAATTGGTATTGATCTAGATCCCACAAATGGTAAGGGTAGAGTAACAGTAACTTCTTATAGACCAGTTGGAAAGACTATCTATGTTTCTCAAAATGGAGATGATTCAAACACTGGATTAGCAGAAAATCATCCAAAGAAAACAATTAAAAATGCTGCAGGAATTGCAAGCACTGGTGATACAATCAAAGTGTTTCCTGGAGTATATGTTGAGAATAATCCTGTAGTATTAAATAAAACTGTATCTGTTGAGGGAACAGAACTTAGAAACTGTATTGTAACACCACAAAATTCTGGATCCGATTTATTCCATGTAAATAATGGTTGTCATATTACAGATTTAAGTTTTATTGGCCCAGAATCTACTAATGGTGCATCTGTGATTGCATTCCAACCTCTTGCAGGCGTCTCATCAGATAGATTCTTTGATGGTGCAAGAATGATTCGAATGAATCTTGAGTTTATTTCCAATGAAACAGTATCATATTTAAACAGTAGTGACTACCCAGGATTTTCAATGAATTCTGCAACAACTAAAAATTGTGCAGAAGATATTAGATCTGTTTTTAGTGCAGTTTGTCATGACATAACTAGGGGTGGAAATTCAAAGTGTGTTGGTGCAGGAAAATCTTATTATACTGAAGCAGGAGCTTTACAGCATATTGTTGGTGTTAAAACTGAGACTATTGATGCTATGCGATATGCTGCTGACATTGCAAGATCTGTAATAAACAATGCTATTTGGGCAGGTAAACTATCTGGTAGTCCAGTTGCTATTACTACCGCATCTTATGATAACAGTACTGGAATAGTAAGAATTGAAGCAACAAGTCACGATTTATCAAAAGATGATCCAGTTAAAATAACTGGTCTTGGATTTACTTGTCCATCTGGTCCAGGAACAGTAATATATCCATCTGGAGCATATGGTTATAATTTCCCAGTTCATAATATCGTTGACAATAATACTTTTGATGTAATTGTTGGTCAATCAACTTTACCACATACTTATGTTTCTGGTGGACAAATACAAAAATTAGAAAATTATCAACAAGAACATACTCAAGTAAGAGATCTGTCAACGCAACCAGATCCAATTACTGGTCATAATAATGGTCTTAATGGTTGTGTAAATGTAGTTTCTGCAATTTACTCATGTGTTGGTGTTGTTACAACCATTATTAGAGATGGAATAAATGGATCTGGAATTAATACAACATATCCTGCAGACTATGATGGGCAATCTAACAATAATTTTTCAAGCAGTAAAATTGGTGGAAGTACATATTCTCCAGGAGTCGGACCAATTACACAAGGGCCATACATAAGAAACTGCACCAACTTTATTGGTAACAGTATTGGTATGAAAGTTGATGGTTTTCATGCAGAACCCGGTGATAAACGCGACATTGGCGTTACTGGTACTATGTCAGTAGACTCTTATACACAATATAATCAAAATGGAATTGGCGTTTCAATTTCAAATGGTGCATATGCCCAATTAGTTTCTTTATTTACTATTTGTAATGATATTGGGCATTGGGCAACTGGGGGTGGACAGTGTGATATTACAAACTCCAACAGTTCTTTTGGCAATAAGGGACTTGTTTCTGATGGTGTAGGTGATGAATATTCGAGATCAATTTATAGATATACTGGAAAAGTTGTATCTGAAGTTGATGCTAATGGAAATACTCCAGATACTGTAACAATCTCTGGAATTGGTACCAATAGACCTTATGATGGACAAGCAATTTATTTTGATACATTATATTATGAAATACAGTCTGTAGAAATTTTGGATGGTGGTTCTGGATATTCTCAAGAAAATCCACCAACAATTTTAGTTGCTGATCCAACAGGACCTAATGGAATTACTGCAGAATTATCTGCAAATGTGGATTCTTTTGGAAAAGTAACTTCTATAGATGTAATTAATGGAGGATCTCAATATCTTTCAACGCCATCCACGGTAGTTACACAAAATGGTGGAAGTGGACTTTCATTTGCGATTAAAAGATATCCTCTTTATTATGGAATAGAAAGTGCAACATTACCATCAGTTGGTATTAGCACTGTTATTCTACAACAGAATCTAAATAATACAGTAGGTGCTGGTTCTACAGTTTACTTCACAAGAGTAAGTTTACAACTTGCAACTACGATATCTTTAGAATGGGTTGGAAGTGGTACAAATATTAATACTGCCAAACCTGCTTTAGGTGGTGTTACTATTCCAGATAATGAATTTGTAATGCAAAATGGAGGAAAAATTATATTTACTGGAACAAATCAATCTGGTAATTTTAGAATTGGACCAGACCTTACAGTAAATCAACTTACAGGAACTATTTCTGGAAGAGCATTCAATCAAAGTCTATTAAATACAGTAACTCCACTTATTATAGCATTAGGATAATATGGCACAGATACCTCTTAATAGGTTTAAAACAATAAGACATAACCTAACAACAACAAATTCGGGTATCTATACTTGTCCAACTGGTGTTGCAACAATTGTAGTGTTAAGTCAAGTAACAAATACTTCCACGGGTGTAGCATCAGTAACTGCATATCATTCTAGAATTTCTGGTGGAGATTTTAAATTAGCTAACGATGTTCCTATTCCTGCAAATGATTCATATTATGTTGTTAGTGATGGGAGATTAGTTTTAGAGAGTAATGATATTTTTAAAATAGAAGCGAGTGAAGATAATAAATTGAATATTGTATTAAGTGTACTTGAAACTGCTAAACAGTGATAAAGATAAATGGCAAAATATAGTTCTGGAAGAGTAAGAAAATTTGGTCCGACAGGAATAACATCTGACAGATATGATTTTCTTGGTTTAGAGCAAGCAGAACCAGATTTAGGTGATCCTAAGATTGGTGTTGGCTCTACCATCAACAATCCATATCCAAGTAGTCCATTACCAGCAGAAACTTATGTTCTAGTAAGTGTACCAGAAGATTCTGGTGGTAAGACTGGAAGTAGATATTGGGTAGAATTAAATGATATTAAAGGATTTCAAGGTACACAAGGACTACAAGGAATAAAGGGGCAAGATGGTATTGCCATTGATGGTCAAGATGGATTGCAGGGTAGACAAGGAACACAAGGTTTAAGTAATCAAGGTGTTCAAGGACTTCAAGGTCTAAGTGTTCAGGGCACTCAAGGTCTGAGTGTTCAGGGTAGTCAAGGACTCAGTGGAAGTGCTGCTGCATGGACAAGAAAAACATCAAATTATACAATGTCTGATGGTGATCAGATAATAGCAGACACTACTGGAGGATCATTTACACTAACATTACCATCTTCACCTTCTGGCGGAGAAGTTGTCAGAATTGCTGATGGAGGCGATTGGAAAACGACAAATTTAATAATTGGTAGAAATGGATCTAAACTTGAGGGATATTCTGAAAATCTAACTGTAGATATTGGTAATACAATTTTAGATATTATTTACGAATATGATAGTTCAACACCAGCAAATTCAACTTGGCAAGTTTATTCTTCTCTTGGTGCTCAGGGAATTAGAGGTAGTCAAGGTGTTCAAGGACCTAGAGGAAGTCAAGGGTTTCAAGGTCTGCAGGGCGTTGGTGATCAAGGTGTCCAGGGTCTGCAGGGTAATCAAGGTCTAAGTCACCAGGGAACTAGAGGAAGTCAAGGATTCCAAGGAATTCAAGGTCTACAAGGTGATCAAGGACTCCAAGGATTGCAAGGTTTAAGTCACCAGGGTTCTCAAGGTACTCAAAGTTTTCAAGGACTACAGGGAGTACAAGGTAAAGGTTGGCAAGGATCGCAAGGACTCCAAGGATTACAAGGACTCCAAGGATTGCAAAGCAATCAAGGATTGCAAGGTAATCAAGGATTGCAAGGTGGAAAAAATGCAATCAGTTATGCAATTATAGATGCAGATGAATCAGACTCATTATTAACAAGTGGTATCAGTTTAACTACACCATCTGCAGTTACTGGTATGCCATCCAGTTCTGAAGTTCCGTTAAACACTCCAATATTTGTATTTACTGGAAATGCTGCAAATGTCGATAGATATGTGCAATCCGATTCTAGGATATATCTTACTAAAGTTCAAGACTTAATTTTTTACATATCTAAAGCAGATAACACCAATTGGGGAGACATACCAGAATCTTCAGATTTTCTAGAATTAGAATATTCTGTTGATGGTTCTACATGGACACAAATTGGATCTGATATAATCACGGCCGCATCTGCTGCACAATGGACATTATTTGAATTTGAGGTTCCATTGGGAGCAAAAGTTTACAGTGGCGTATATTTAAGACTAATACAAAAAACCCATACTGGAGGTATCTATGATAACTGGGCTTGTACATCTATTCTTGCCCAGTTTACTGGATCTCAAGGTGTTCAAGGTTTAAGTAATCAGGGTGCTCAAGGTAACCAAGGTCTTCAAGGTAACCAAGGTCTTCAAGGTCTTCAAGGTCTTCAAGGTCTTAGCAATCAAGGCGCACAAGGATTGCAAGGATCGGTAGGAAATTCCAATGCTATTACATATTCCTTAATTGATCCTTTTGATAATAGTTTAATTCTGGATGGTGTTAATATCGTTACAGTTTCATCGACCAGTGGAATGCCAACAATAAGTAATGTCATCACTTCAAGTACTTCTATATTTAAATTTAATGCTCTCCCTTCTAGTGGTATTAGACATGTGGAACTAGATGGGAGAGTATATTTGAGATATGTCACCACAATGTATTTCTATTTGAGTGTGGGTGGATATACTTGGGGCGATGCCCCAGAACCCGCTGGTGAAGATTTTTATCTAGAATATTCTCATGATGGTTCTGCATGGACTCCCCTTTACGTCACTCCCACCGAAATCGGCGTAGATGTGACTGATCATACAAGTGCTAACTGGGTACTTTATTCTGTAAATGTTCCCACTCAGGTAAAAACTTTTGGTGGAGTATACTTAAGATATTCTCAATATAGCATCACAAATACTTCTGTAGATGGTTTTGGTTTAGGGGATAACTGGGCGGTTACAGCACTACTTGCAGACATTAGTGGAATACAGGGTGCTCAAGGTACTCAAGGTACTCAAGGTACTCAAGGACTCGATGGTGAGTTTGCAGGACAAGGACTCCAAGGACCCCAAGGACTTCAGGGAAGAATTGGGATAGGTGATAAAGGTGATCAAGGTACTCAAGGAATTCAATCAGTACAAGGACTACAAGGCGTACAAGGACTGGACGGTGAGTTTGCAGGACAAGGACTTCAAGGACTTCAAGGAATCCAATCAGCACAAGGATTGGCAGGATCTGATGATGTAAGTCTTATTATATTATCAATGCTCTTTTAATAAATACAATATAATAGGATTTACTGTATGACAGCACCAAATATTAGAAATCCATCTTCAATAATAGGAAAAACAAATATAACATCCAATCTTACAACATCGCTTGCAAGTGTATTAACAAATGCCAGTGCAAGTGGAAAAGTATTTAAGATTAATAGTATTTTTGCAGCTAATATAAGTGGAACTACTGATGGTAGTGTAAGTGTAGCAATATACGATGCTAACACTTCTACGACATGTTATTTGGCATATACTATTGATGTACCAGCAGATTCTACCCAGGTTATTTCTACAAAAGAAACATATTTTTATGTTCAAGAAAATGTATCAATACAAGCATCCAGAGCTACTGCTAATATTTCATTAACTATTGGATATGAAGAAATATCTTAACTAAAATGAGATTAGGTCTTTTAGGAACTCCATCAGGAACGCTTGCACAAAGGACTGCTAGAATAGGAGTTCAAAAATTAGAAAAAACTCCATCTGGAATTCTGGGAAAAATTTCTGATAGATCAAAAGATAAGTTTAGAGGATCTATATCTGGAATGTATCGACCAGAAGATAATGTAACTAGAAAAAAATATGGCAAAGACTATCGAAATTTTATTTGGTCGGTAGCGTTCAGTAGTATTCAATCTACTTTATCCAATTACCCACTATGTGCAGACCTTGGATATAATGGAAAAACCCTAATTAATGGTGTGGGTATATTGAGTGGACCATTTTATAATGCATATGGTTCATTTAAAATAAAACAACTTTATCAAAATGGATCTATGTCCGGTGGAATCGACTACTCTGATAGAAATATTTTATGGAGATATTGGTATACTGTCTTTGATTACATTTTATTTTATCCTCAAGTCTCTAGTGTTGCTTGGTCCAGAGATGGTAGGCATCTATTAGTGCTCGGTGAACTCGTGAGGTATCAATTTTCCAACGCGTCGACATATATAACCCGAGGTGGATCAATAATGATGGTATGGGACACAAGTTCAGCTTGGTCTTATACCACTTTAACTGGACACACCAATCAAAGTTCTAATATTGACGCTATTGGTGTAGAACCATGGTACCATTTTTGTAATCAATGGAGTGAAGGATCGTTACCACTTTATGGTGAAGATTGTTGCTGGAATGATGATGGAACTAAAATATATCGGTATAATCGTACAACTTCAAGTACTCCAGGAACATATGAAAATGTAATAATTCAAAGTAATTTAAATACTGCATATAATATTGGTTACAGTTCCCCTAGTTTTTCCGGAACTTTAAATGCCGCTACGTTGAGTGTGGGTCAAATATATTCATTTTGGTTTAGTGATGATGGATATTATGTTTATACTTATGCGAGAGATGGTTACATTTATCAATATAAACTTTCCACTGCTTGGTCCATATCAACTGCTTCTACCCCTACTAGTGTTGATATATCTGCTCTTGGATTATCCTCATCGAGGAGATATGCACGGAATTATAGGGATCATCAACTTATGATAGCATCCATAGCATCTCCATCGACATATAAAACGACTTTTTATGAGACGAGGCAATCTTGGTATTGACACCCAATCAGATGTGTGCTATCATAGACAGGTATTCATAGAATTCAAATGATTGAACAGGATTATCTAACTCGCTGTGTTGTCGATCCAATGGCGAGAAAGTTTTATCTTTATTCTAGTGAAGGTAATGAAAAAACCATTGAATGTGATGATGTCGAACAATTCATGGATGTTTTGGAGGTTGTCCGTCACTTTCTTGATGATGATAGTGATTGCCTTGCTTATACCAATCCACTGATCTAATTATGGAGATTTACACCTTGAAGGAATGGGAAGAAAATTTTGATGAACTTCTTGAACGAGTGGAGAATGGAGAACACATTGGCATTGTGAAAGATGATGGAACTGCATCTGTCATGATTCCTGCAGACGGCGAAATATACAAATTGTACGTTGACAATAACAACGAAGCGTGCTAAAATTATTTCAGATCTATGGATCTGATTTTTAGGGACTGTCGCCTATTGGTTAAGGCCCACTGCTTATAACGGTGTGAACGGAGTTCAATTCTCCGCAGTCCTATTTAAAAAATAAATAAAGGAAAAACAAATGTCCTTTAAATACAGAATCACCAGCGAATATTGTTGGTATCTTAACGGTACCATGATAGTGAAGATGTATTTTATAAATCAAATTCCATTTACATTTGATGAACTTCCTGAGGGACATTTGTGTGATAAAGATTTAGTAGAAGAAGCAAATAAACATATAAGTTATGAACCAGAAGACTTATACAGGAGTTCTTTCTACTTGATAGATGAAGAAGTACATCCTTGCCTATTCCCTGTTGATTTAGAAAATCCGGAAGACATGCCAGATGACGAATATTGCTATTTTGATGAGGAGGATTTGACTTGATAAATACATCATAGAAATATTTCGTCAAAGATAGTAAGATGCCTCTTAATAAGTTAGATAATTTTATCAAGAATACTGAGGGAAGAATCCTATATGTGAATCCAAGTGATCTTGATTCTACTGATTCAATTACAAATGAAGGTAATTCACTTGCTCAACCTTTTAAAACGGTTCAAAGGGCGTTATTAGAAGCAGCTAGATTTTCATATTTGCAAGGAAATAATAACGACATTACCGAAAAGACTACTATATTATTATTCCCAGGAGAACATATAATTGACAATAGACCTGGTTATGCAATTTATAATAATAGTAACGTTGCATATGTTACTCCGGTCGAAGGTGGTGTAGGAACTCCTGCAATTACCACATTAAGTTTAGAATTAGATAGTAATTTTGATTTAACGCAAAAAGATAATATCCTTTATAAGTTTAATAGTGTTTATGGCGGTGTAATAGTACCAAGAGGAACATCTATTGTTGGTCTTGATTTAAGAAAAACAAAGATTAGACCAAAATATGTTCCAAATCCAACAGACGATACTATCCCAAATTCTGCAATTTTTAGAATTACTGGTGCTTGCTATTTTTGGCAGTTTTCTGTATTTGATGGTAGAGATAGTGAAACTGTATATACAAATCCAAGATCTTTTGATGCTGAGTACACATCATCACCGAGATTTAGTCATCACAAATTAACTGTTTTTGAATATGCTGACGGTGTTAATACAGTAAATAGAGAAAAATTCTCATCACTAACAGATCTTGACATGTATTACCATAAAGTTGGTAATGCGTATAATGTTTACAGATCTATTGAAAATGCTTCAAAATTCCCAAGATCAGAATTATCATTTGCAAAACAGACTCCAGAATGGCAGATTGTTGGTGCATTTAAGAGTGACCCAATTAATGTATCCAATATTATATCTGGCAATGGTACTACAGCTACCGACAGAATTACTGTAACTACAAATGTCGCTCATGAGTTAAGTGCTGGAACTCCAATTAGAATTCGCGGAGTTGGTACATCTCAATATAATATTTCAACAGTTGTTCAAGATATTATTAGTTCTACACAATTTACATATCTACTTGAAACATTTCCAATTAACTTAAACGCTTCCCCAAGACTCAATAATGCTACAGTTACTGTAGAAACTGATACTGTTGGTGGTGCATCTCCATATGTATTCAATATCTCATTGAGAACCGTATGGGGTATGAATGGGATGCACGCCGATGGTGCAAAAGCATCTGGATTCCGTTCCATGGTTGTGGCACAGTTCACAGCAGTTTCTCTGCAGAAAGATGATAGAGCTTTTGTTAAATATAATCCTTCAACAAGAGTTTATGATGGTATAGATTATGGAGTTGTAACTGGTGATGATTTACCAGCACAAGCATCTTCAACAGTTACAGAAAAAGTATATCATTTAGATCAAGATGCAATTTATAGACCTGGATGGGAAACAAGTCACATCAAGGCATCAAATGACTCATTTATTCAAATTGTATCTGTCTTTGCTATCGGATTTACATATCATTTTGATATCAACTCTGGAGCAGATGCTTCTATTACAAACTCCAACTCAAACTTTGGGCAAGTTGCACTTAAATCTTCTGGATTTAAATCGGAAGCATTCGATAAAGATAATCATGCATACATCACATCAATTGTTGCACCAAGATCTATAGATTCTTCTATACCAGATCAAATTGACTGGTTGCAACTTGATGTTCCAAAAACTAGAACTGTTGGAGATTCTACCAAATTATTCTTATCTGGTTTTACATCTAGAAGTTCTGAACCAACATCTTTAGTTCAGGGTTATAGAATTGGTGCTAAATCTAAAGATGTAATTACCATTGATCAGGGATCAAGTAGTTATAGTGCCGCAGTATACATGACAGGCACAAATAATCAATTGAATAGAAATGAAAAATCTTATGATGTTCAGTATATCAGTTATCAAAATCATTTTTACATTGGATCTAACAACCTAAAAACTGGTGAAACAGTTATAATTAATAGTTCCACAGGAGATCTTCCCGAAAACATTAAAGAGCATAGTGTTTATTTCGCAATTACTCAAGACACTGATGTTTATAATGCAGTATCAAATCCAGAGGGTCTTCGTAGTAGTGAATTTATTAAATTAGCATCATCATACACATACGCATTTTTGGGAGAAGCAGTCTCTTCTTATCAGGGAAGTGGACTAACAATTAAGAGTAGAATATCCGATAAAAATGCTGGCGACATTGGATCACCAATTCAATGGGATACATCTAATAATCAATGGTATATTAATGTTAAGTCCAATAATGCTATTTACAATTCATTCTTAGATTCTGGAGTTGGATATGATCCTAATGATGATGCTAAGTATTCAGATTCTACAGATTTAGCATATGTCACTAGAATCGCAGATGAAAGAGCACTAGATGAGAAAACATATAAACTAAGAGTTGTCATACCAAAAGAAGCATATAATGCAAAAAATCCAGAGATCGGATTTATTCTTCAAGATTCTAGTTTTACTGGTGCTCTTACCGATAATGATATTCCTGGTCACACATCTTCTAGAACTACGCTACCATTAAGCAATACATCATATAATAGAAATACCAAATTTATTAAAACTGCAGAAAAAGTTGGTTCATTATTAAAGTATACCACAGAACTTCCACATAGAGTAAAAGTTAATGACACTGTAATTATTAGAAATGTAAAAGATTCTAGTGAAACTACAACAGGTCAATTCAATAGAGGATATAATGGATCATTTACTGTCGATAGTTTAGTTGATGAGTATAGTTTTTATGTAAGTTATAAGGACATACTTGATATACAACATGATCCAGGAACATTCCAAAACGATACAACTCAAACTAGAACAGTAAGTGAACTTCCAACTCTCGAAAGAAATGATATAAAATCAAATCTGTATATCTATAGAAATGATGTAATTTCGGACTACATTTATAATCAAAAAGATGGAATCTATCACCTATATGTTCTATCTGCCAATAATGCAGTTCCAAATACTTTTACTGATAGCAAATTTACACAAAGTCCAGTAGATCTTTATCCACAATTGGATAGAGATAATTATGATGATAATCAATTATCTGCAAAAACATTTGCCAAGAGATCTCCAATTGGTGATGTTGCAACCAATGATCTCAAAAAGAGTATAACTAGAGAAACTTGCGACATATTCTGTGAGGAATTTAATTTAGGTCTAAAAATTAACACTGTTAGTACCACGAGTACAACTGGAACTCTAGGGTTCTTATATAATCATGGTCTTGGGGGTGTTAACAATGGTTCCTTAACCGCAGGTGGATCCAGTCATACTGAAGGTGTTTATCATAATGTAAAACTATATAATGACTCCGTACAATCTGATTGGAGAGGTGCTACAGGTAGAGTAACTGTAAATTCTAGTGGTTTAATTACCGAAATAAAAATATCTGCTAAAGGATCTGGATATTCTGATAGTGATACTTTATATCCAGATGTTACTGTTATAGGTGGATCTGCAGATTCATATATGACATTATCAACATCTGGTATTACTACTTATATTGGTGATGTAATACAATTGACTGGTGATGGAGAAACTGCAGATGCTTATTACAGAATTAGTAGTGTAACTAAGAATACAGTTGGATTTGCTAGGACAAGTGAAGATCCAACACCAACCACTAGTCAATATGCATTTGTTGTTGGGCCTTCTGTAAAAATTGATTCAACTTCATTTGCTAATATAGTTACTACAATCAACGGTGATACACAAATAACAGTTGGTGCTATTACATTTACTACTGTCAATTCTCATGGATTAAATGTAGGAAATAAGTTTAGAGTTATTTCATCTACAAATAACAATGCTGGTGATTATATTGTAAAGGACGTTACATCAACGACAACATTTACAGTTCAAACTGAAAGTGATCTACCATTCTCCGTTGCTGGTGGTTATGTTCTAAAACATGGATTATCTTCAAATGAAGGAATATCTGATATTAGAACTGAAAGTTATTCTTCCCGTACTATACCATTTTATGATGGTGAAGTATTTAAATTAACTGGCACATATAATGCAGGAAGTAATGCTGCACTGTCATTTACATGTCTAAGTGGAGCAAATGTATCCGATAGATTGAGACTTGGTGATTTCCTCCAAATTAATGATGAAATATTCAGAGTTAGTGGAGAAGTTACCAACACTAGTGCAGTTGTTTCAAGAGGATATCTTGGAACAAAGCAAGGAGATCATGAGTCTGGAACTTTATTTAAGAAAGTTAGAGCAATTCCTGTTGAATTTAGAAGACCTTCAATTTGTCGTGCATCTGGTCATACATTTGAATATCTTGGATATGGTCCTGGTAATTACTCAACTGCATTACCTCAAGTTCAAATTAAAACTTTAAGTGAAAGAGAAGATTTCTTAGTCCAAGCACAAGAAAGATCTGCTGGAGCAGTTGTTTACACTGGAATGAACAGTAGAGGTGATACCTTTAATGGTAATACCAAAGTATCTGCTGCTTCTGGTGAAACTGTTTCATATGATATTCCAAAACCAACGGTTACTGGACAAGATCCATCTAAATTAAGTGTTGCTTTTGATGAAATAACCATCAGAGAAAGAATTATTGTTGAAGGTGGAACATCTGGATATGTTCTTTCGCAATTTGATGGTCCAGTTACAATGACCAAAAACTTGAGAGTTAAAGGTAAATCATATTTTAATAATCAACTTAGAGTAACTTTAGCGGGGTCCTCTTCAAATCCAACCACTGGTGCATTTGTCGTTAAAGGTGGTATTGGTGTTGGAGATGATTCACACTTTGGTGGAGATATTAATGTTGTAGGAGACGTTCTTTTAACAGATAACTCCATCTTAGGTCTTGGAACTGATGTAAATAAGAGACTTGAAATTTATACCTCTCCAAGTGATAGTGCTCATTATTTAAAGAGTACTACCACTGATAGAGAAATCCGTGTTAAAACAGGAGATGCATTCCTTGTTCAAGACACTTTAAATAATCCAATAATTCGCGCCGATGCACAAACAAAACAGGCAACTTTATACTATGGTGGAACTGAAATACTTACAACAGAAAATACTGGCATAAATGTTACTGGAATTGCTACTTTTAGTGAGGCAGTAGTAGTTCCATCAATTGTTTTTGGTGATAATACTTCTTCTACAGACAAATCATCTATATCATATTCTTCTGCTACATTATACATAGAAAATAATAATGATAGTTCTGGCGATATTTACATTAGAAATTCCGATACAGATGATAATGCAACTGATAGATTCATTTATATCAATGCCATTGATAATCATAATTCGATTGAATGTAAGTCCAATGAATATGTAAAACTTTATTATAATGGTGATGAAAAATTAGCAACTACCAACACTGGTGTAAATGTTACTGGAACTGTTACTGCATCAACAGGATTTTTACCTGATACAAATGCTGGTGCATATCTTGGAACATCATCACTGAAATTTAGTGACTTGTATATTCAAGGTCAGGCAACTATTGATAATATACAAATAGATGGTAGTACAATTCAAAACACTTCATCTGGTAATATTACGATACCTAAAATATCTGCAACATCTGTTTCTACATCAACTCTTTCTGCAACATCTGTTACTTCATCATCTCTTTCTGTATCATCCTCTGCTAGTATTCAGTCACTGACTGCTTCAGGAACTCTAACTGTAAGTGGTTCTATTGTTTGTACTGGCGACATTACAGCATTTGCTTCTGATATAAGATTAAAAACTAACATTGAACCTATCGAAAATGCGTTAGATAAAGTATGTAAATTGCACGGATTTACATACAACTTCAATGAAATTGGACAATCTTTAGGATTTGATGGCGATATAGTTCATGCTGGTGTTTCTGCACAAGATGTTCGAGAAGTCTTACCTGAGGTAGTTCGTTCTGCTCCAGCAAGCAATGACTATATTACCGTTCAATATGAAAAACTTGTCCCACTATTAATTGAAGCAATAAAAGATTTAAATGCTAAGGTTGATTACCTTGAACAAAAACTATTAGATAAATAACTAAAAAAAGTGTAATGTCCAATATTAGAAAGTCATTTAATTTTAGAAACGGACTTCAAGTTGATGATACCAAATTTATTATAAATGCAAATGGCCTGGTTGGAATTGGATCTACAATTCCAACACAATCTCTTGATGTTGGTGAAAATGTTAAAGTTCATGGGACAATTGAAACTGAATATCTAACAGTAAACAATACTACAACAATACCAACTACTAATTCTAATAGAATCAATGTTGGTGTAACAAGCATTACCTCTGGTATTATAACTGCAACTAGTTCTAGTGGAATTATAACCTATTATGGTGATGGTGGAAATCTTATAAATCTTCCCACATCTCAATGGGTTGATGTGGATCCTGGATTTGGGTATACAAGCATTTATTCTGCAGGATTTGTTGGAGTCGGTACAGTAGATCCAAGGTTCGTATTCCAAGTAGCGGGTAATACTGACACTTCAGTTGAAGGATTTACTGGTGTTGGTATCCAAACTGGCGGTCATATTCTTGCTGCAGGTATTGTAACTGCATATTCCTTTAGTGGTTTTGGTACTAACATAACTGGAATTAATGCTTCCAATATTAGTAATGGTACTTTAAATAATTCTAGACTTGCAGAAACGATCGAATCTTCTCAACTTAACCTAACTGGCATTGCAACTGCATATTCCTTCAGTGGTTTTGGTACTGATATAACCGGCATTAATGCATCCAATATTAGTAATGGAACTGTAAGTAATAGTAGACTTCCATCAGATATTGAGGTATCTAATATTAACCTAACTGGCATTGCAACTGCATATTCCTTTAGTGGTTTTGGTACTAACATAACTGGAATTAATGCTTCCAATATTAGTAATGGAACTGTAAGTAATAGTAGACTTCCATCAGATATTGAGGTATCTAATATTAACCTAACGGGAATTATAACTGCATATTCCTTCAGTGGTTTTGGTACTGATATAACCGGCATTAATGCATCCAATATTAGTAATGGAACTCTAAGTAATAGTAGACTTGCCTCAACAGTTACTGTTGATAATGTAGTATCCACATTTACTGGGGATTTGACAGGAACTGCTACTACAGCTTCAAGTTTAAGTGGTACTCCAAATATTGAAGTGGACACTGTAACAGCGTCCAATTTATCTGTAAGTGGTATTGTAACAGCAAGTGAGTTTAATGTAGGAACTGGTGGAACCATTGTTAATATTACGTCTGATGGAAGAGTTGCCATTGGTTCCGATACACCAACAAGACCATTCGAAATCATTACAACTGGAACTTCCGAAATAGAATTAGTTGGTTCTGAAGCAAGAATTATTCTTGCACAAGAAAAGTCTGGTGTAGGAATAGCAGATAGTGCTGGAGTAATTCGTTATGGAAACTCAAATAACGCCTTTGAGTTAGTAAACTATGCTCCTGGCGATTTTAATTTCTACCTACATGCAGGTGGTCCTGGAATTAACACTGGTAGATTTGCGTGGGTTTATGGTCAAGACTTCTCAGAAAAAATGTCTCTGACCTATGATGGATCGCTTGGTATTGGTATAACAAATCCATCAAATACATTACACGTTGTTGGCACATCAACTGTAACTGGAAATTCATTTATAGGTGGCGATTTAACCGTATCAGGAAATATTAATGGATCTATAACTATTGCTGATATTCTCACAAGCAATATCAATGTTACTAGTGGAATATCGACATTCAATATTATTAATCCCACACAGTTTGGTATTGGAACAAATGCACCGATTGTTGATGTTGATGCAAGATCATCAGTAGCATTATTCTCTTCTGTTGGAATTGGTACTGATGATATTGGACAAGCAGATTTAAGAGTTCCTAACGGATTTGCCGAGTTCACATCTGTTGGTATTGGAACAACACAGGTGTACACTGTCCCTGATGATGGAAATTCTGGAGACTTACAACTCCACAATAAATCCATGACCGTTTTTAATGGTTCAGTTTTAGTGGATGATTCTCCAATATCATCTATTGGATTTGGAACCTTTATTCCAAGAAGTATTCTTGATTTTGGAAGAGTTGGTGCCGCTGCTTCAACTGGATTCATGATTCTACCAACTCTCGATTCAACTCAAAGGGTTGGTCTTGCATATACTGTCGAAGGTGCAATCATTTACAACAGTACCACTAAGAAGCATCAAGGATACGGTAGCATTGATGGTGGAACCACTTTCGGTTGGCAAGACCTTTACTAATATAAATCTATGTCAATAACTATAATAAGAAATCCTGGACAAGGGGATACACTATTCTTCCAATCTGGACAGATTTCTTTTAGTCAATTAAGAGCATATTTTACAGATGATCAACCAGGTTTTGGTAGTCAAATTAGGGCTTCTCAACTAAGAAGAGATACTGACATTAGAAAAGAAAATCCTATTGTTCCAGACGCAACTCACAATGAACAAATTTCCACTGGGAATAATCTAAGTTTATCTCAGTTCAGAAATTCTGTCAAGA